GTTCGCTACAACGAATGAACGATAGTAGTTGTTTGATTGAACAGTCAAAGCACCTAAACCTTGACTTGTACCTTCTGCAAATGGGTTAGCAACTAGACCGTAACGGGTCTTGAAACCAATCTTAGGTTGGAAAGTACCTGTATCAACTGCACGAACCATTTGTAACGGAACGTATGGGCAATAGAACAGACCAGCGTCATAGGCATTTGTGCCTTTGAAACCAACAACTGCGAACTCGTTAGTAGAAGATGTCTGTGCATATGGGTCAATATAAACCTTGATACGACCAAACATTGTACCAGCGAATGTGTTACCTGTATCGTCAACTGTCAAGTTAATTTGGCTATTCAACGCAGAGTTGTAGTCAAGTAAACCAGCCATTGCGAAAGCAGAAGCTACATCAGAAGAAACGATGAGAATGTTACCTTTGCCACGACGTGTTGTCTTAGCAATAGTATTAGCTTCACGCTCGATTTGAAATGCCAAACCTTTAATCTTCTCAACCATCCAACGACCATTAGAGTCGGTGTCAAGGTCGAACTTACCACGAGTTGTTGTACCAACTTGAGCACCCAACTTAGCAGTACCGTAGATTGTGCGGATAACTTCACGGTTAATTTCAGCAAGAATCTCAGTAGAGAGAATGTTTGCTAATTCTGTTTCAGCGTCAAGACCATGAACAGCTTTTAAGTCTTGTGCCAATTCAATAGAGTATTCTGCCTTCAAAGCACGGGTCTTTGCAGTTACAGTTACTTTCTCAATTGAGAATGCCATTTCTTGGAATGTGTTACCAGCGGCACCATCACCCAAAGCTTCAGCAGAACCGGTTGTCATAGCAGCGATTGCAGCAGCGTTAGATGTGAATGTTTCTGTTGGAGCTGTACCAGTTGTCAATGCTACTTGAGCACCGCCACCGTTTGCACCAGCGAAACCTGTGTTTGCTTCGTTGTAGAAAGCTTCTGTACCACTTTGACCAGCATACTTGGTACGCATGGCAAAAATTAAACCAGTAGGACCGGTCATTGGCTGAACGCCGCAGATGTCATAAGCGATTAGATTTGGTAAAGAACGGCGAACCAAGCTGATTAAGATTGGGTCAAAACCGGCAACAGGACCTGCTGCAGCAGCACCGCCACCGAAACCGCCTGTACCAGCAAAGTTTGTAGGTGAACCAGCTTCTGTCAACATACCAGCAGATTTTGCCATTTCAACGGCTTGATTCTCAAGCACAACAGCAGTTACGGCTTTACGGTATGGGTCTTTGATAGCAGGCATATCTGGATGATCCAGAACGCCAGCCCATTTAGTTTGTAATTGTTCGGACAAATACATATTAGTTATCTCCTAGGGATTAGAGTTTTGTTTTAGAAATTGCGTTTGCAACTGCGGCAACTAGCGGGTCGTTAGAAACAACTTGCTTTTCTGAGCCATCAGTTACTTCTTCTTGGAGTTGTGATTCACTCGCCTTGACAATGCCAGACGGGAAATAGTTCTCACGGATAGTTTCAAGTTTCTCTTTGTATTCGTCCTCTGTGGAGAATTCAACACTCTCTGCGAGTGATTTGATTTTTTCAACTTGTGTATCTGTTAAACCTTCACATACTTCACGAGTAAGTTCGGATTTGCGTGACTCTACCAATGCTTTAGCATATGATACACCACGGTCGATTTCTTCATTGAGTTTACCTTCAAGTTCTTCAACTTTAGCGGCAAGTTCTTCAACGAGGTCGACTTTTTCGGCAGGAACATCAATATAGTTCTCTGCGAATAGGTTACGGAGACCGGCAATAAAATCTTCGGTCATTTCAGAACGCAGACCAGATTCAATAGCAATTTGATTTTCTTCCATCCATTGTTCAACAATGTATGAGAGGTAGTCATCTACTTTCTCTGTTAGGTCTTGCTTGATGGATTCAACTGCTTCTTCAAGCATACCAGCATAGCGTGCTTCTGTTTCTTCTTCCAATTGAGTAATACGGTCTTGAACACGAGCTTCAAAAATCGTAGATACTTTGGATTTGAATTCATCAGAGATTGTTTCATCGTCAGCAAACAATGCCTCAATATCTTCTTTCATAGTTGATTGACCTTTGCCAAGCATTTCTTGCGTGTCAGGTGAAGCAGCTGAAGGCTTAGTTTGTGGCGCTTGTGCTTGAGATTTGATTGCTTTAGCAGCATCAATCTTTGCAGAATCGTCTGTTGGTTTGTCGTTGGTGTTAGTTGGACCACCTAGGTCAACTACTTCACCACCAAGTTTTTGCGGAGGCATAGCTGGTGC